GGACAAGACCATCATGGTATTGCAGAAGAAGTTGGAATTGATGAAGCATCCAAAGAAGGGACTATTAAAATTATCAAGACCAAAGATGGTAAATTCCAAATTCAAAAAATGACCAAAGGTAAATTTGTGGATATGGGTAAACCATATAATAGTGCTAAAGAAGCAGAAAAATTTCGTAGTGGACAACCTGATTTGTTTGGAGAAGCATCTGCTCGTGCTGATGCAATGAGGGCCATGCGTAAAGGTAAATCAATTGACCCTGCTGATGTAGACAATGTTGCATCTGATGACGATGTAAAGGCTGCATCTAAGAATATAATGATGCAGTTGAGAAAATCTGTAAATCGAGCATCTAGGGGAGTTGAATTTGGTGATAAGAAAAAAGTGCAAGTTGATCCAAAAATTGCACAAGCAGTAATATCAAAATACAACTCTTTAAGGCGTCCATCCGATAAAGAAATATTTCAAGCAAAGATTGCAAAATCATATAAGGATATGTTAAAAGCACTTAAAGAATCAACAATTAAAGAATCGAAGTTTGGTATTATAAACAAACAACTCAAGGGAGAAAAGTAATGGGTAAACGGTATTTGGAGATTAAGGAAAATAGCCTTGAGTCGTCTGTATTTAATATTTTACATGGCATTCAAGAAGCATCTGGTGTAAAGAAAGAAAAACTTGATCCAGTTGGTAAAGAAGATGGAGACATCGACAACGATGGTGACAAAGATGCATCTGATAAGTATCTTGCAAAAAGACGCAAAACTATCAAAAAAGCAATGACAAAAGAAGAACTTGAACTTGATGAAGGTAGAATGTCAGACCTACACCAAATGATCAAAGACAAGAAAACTCCTGAGCAGATTGCTAAAATGATGAAATTAGACCTTAAAACTATTAAATCGTTAATGTCTAGTTATGAAAAAATGGTTCCAGAGTCCTATGAGATTGGTACTGAGAAGTATCTCAAACATACTGTAAATGTAACGCCTGGCCAAAAAGAATGGACTGAAACAGTAACTAAGAAAGCTTCTTCTATGAGAGAGATTATGGCCAAAATGTGGAAATTTGATGAAGGTAAAAATGTTTTTGAGAAAGATACAAAAAAAGACTTGACAAAAGGTGTAAAGGGTAGTAGTATAACAATGACGGGTAAAAAGGTTGCCGATATTGACACCAACCCAATCATTAAAGAAAAGAAAAAATAATTTATGAAAGACCTATTGAACTTACTAGAGGTTTCATCTGAAACCTTGCCTAAAATCTATTGTGATTTAGATCAAGTTTTGGTAAACTTTATTAAGGGTGCAGAAGACGCTATTGGTGGAACTTTTCCAGCTCAAGGAACTTTTGCAACAACCGATAAAGATGAACGCTGGAATAAGATAAATCAGACTAAGGGTTTTTGGGCAAATCTAGATTGGATGCCAAACGCAAAGAGGTTGTATAAATTTATTGAACGATATGATCCATTTGTATTATCTGCATATTCCTCGCGTGATCCTTCATCTAGAAATGGTAAGATGAAATGGTTGAGTAAGAATACTAACTTCAAGGGTTCGCACATACACTTAGTTAAACGGGCTCAAAAGAAAGCTTATGCAACAACGAATGGTGAACCAAACATACTAATAGACGATTATATTAAAAATATTAATGAGTGGGAAGCAAAGGGTGGAATTGGAGTACATCACACAGATGTAGGAAAAACCATAAACAAATTGAAATCTTTGGGTTTCAAGTAGTATAGATTTATAAATAGAAAGAAACATAATCTTTAATGATTAAAGGAGAATAACAATGGGTTTATGGTCAAATACAGCAGCTGCTGCATCTCGTCCTAAAAATTACTCTGAGGATGTTAACGCATCTGGAAATAACGGAGCAATTACGGATATCGTAACAAACGAAGGCGGTTGGGCATTAGCTCCCGGCCTTGCTGCTTCTGGAAATGATAATACTGATGCTAGTCCAGAAATTTTAATCGCAATATCAGGTTTACAGAGTGGTGTAATCGGTGGTACTGTTAACGTAAGGTCTATCGGATGGACTGACGGCGCATATGCTGATGGTGCTACATTTGATATTACTGTTAACTTTGAAGAGCCAGTTGATATTACATCTGCTGCCGCAACAGAAGATCAGGTTATTACTAATAAAGCATACATTCTATTGTCTCGTATCGGTGCAACTGATATGGTTGAAGACAACACAATTGCTGCTCAGTACTATTCTGGTTCTGGAACTAACAAACTAGTATTCCGTGGAATATTACAAGCTGCGGGTGCAGGGCATATTGGTTTTAACGGTGACGGTGTTGGTGATGATGCAACAAGTACAGGTATTATTTTTGCTGGTACTTCTGCATTGACTAGAGAAAATGGAACTTCTGTTCTTGGAATTAAACAGGAAGGAACTGCATCAACTGATGGTCAAGATGCAATTATTCTTGACAGTACTGCTGGTGGTGTTATGACTACTAACGGTGCGGTTACTGCATCTACAACAATTGTCGTTGATGGAGTTGCTTCTGGTGCTTCTACTGCTATTACAGCTGGTCAAACAGTTACAGTAAAAACTGTAGCTACAGCATCTATATCTGATAGCCTTGGTGCCACAGGAATTAGTACAGATAATACACTTACTATTACTGCTGTTGCATCACAAACTTCATTTACGGTTTCTGAAGCAGTTACAATTGCAACCGATATAGTCTTGTTGTTCTCAGCAAACGGTGGTGAAGAAGTTACTGCTGACGCTATCGACTTTACAGTTGAGGGTGAAGCTGCTACTACTAGTGACATTACTGGTGTTGTTAAGACAGGTGGTGATGAAGAAGTATATATTGGTCTACTTGAGGATGGAACTCCTGATCAAGACTTTGGAGAAGACAAGCTTATTCAAGATACTGCTGCAAATGTTGGTGATGGTTTCCTTGCAGACGATGGTTCAAGTGATCTTGCCGTATTCATAGTAAATGGTTCAACAAGTGGAACAGCAAGAGTATTGAATGGTGTAACAACCACTTAATAAAGTATTATAAATAATACTATACAATAAATCATTAAATAAACGAGGTGAACATATGATTGATAAACAAACGATTGAAGAGCGTAAACAAACAATTACTAAAGATATTCTGACAGTCAAAGAACGGCTGTCAGAATACGAAGCTAAAAAAGTAGAAGATGTTGCATTAATTAACGCACTTACAGGTGCATTACAACAATGTGATTATTTTCTTAAACAGATTGATGATGTTGAGCCAGACTTGGTTTCTGACTCAGAAAGTGATGTAGAGAATAACGAAAGTTAATATCTACAGTAATTTACCCCAATGATGGGGTTTTTATAAGGAGAAGCCAAAATGGCAGATAAGAAAATTACCGCCCTCACAGCCCTTGCAAGTGGTTCGCTTGCATCGACTGACTTGTTCCATGTGATCGATGATCCCGCTGGAACACCTATTAACAAGAAAATCACTGTTGCTAGTGTTTTCAATGCTGTCCCAACATTCTTGGGTTTGAACAGTGTTGTAACGTATACAGCTAACGGTGCTGTTGCTCTAACAGAGGCAATTTCGATTCTATCTGGTGCAACTGCTACTGCACAAACAACACTTGCTAACTCAACAAGTGTAGGTCAATTGAAGCAATTAGTTACCCTTGACGTAACTAACGCTGTGGACATTGATCTTACAACGACTCTTGGTAGTGGTGTAACTTACACCTTCCAGACAATTGGTGAAACAGGTGCGTTATTGTGGACTGGTTCAGCTTGGGTACTACTTTCCCTTGCTCGTAATCAAACAGTTTCTAACTACACTGGTCTTACGACTATCGATATTTCTTAATATCGTTTTATGGTGGGGGGGCTTAGTGCCCCCCACTATTTTATAAATGGAGAAAAAAATGGAAGTTCTTTCAGAAGTAAACATGGGTGATATTGTAAAACCTGTTAAGAAATTATTTGAAAAAAAGAAAGAACCTCAATTTCTAGAAGAACAGATTAGAGATCAAGTTCCTACAGATATAGAGGAAGAGAAAAAATGAAGAAATTTAAACAAGTTATAGCTGAAAATGGCCCACTACCTGGCGGTGGAAGTCAAGCTGTATTTGGAAGAAACCCAGCAAATGGTTCTTTTAGTCCTTCTGTTGTGAAGAAAGTCAATGCAATAATTGGATCATATGTAGCAGAGGATTTAACTGATCCTATGTCTGCCCTTACACGTATTCGTGGTTCTTTATCGAACATTGGTCTTTCATTTCCTGCAATATCTGATGATATGATGGCTGAGCAAAAAGGTGAAATGACATTACCTTTAACTTTATTTGGTGGACGTTTTGGTAAAGATACAGATACGCCACATAATGAATTTATAAACGACGATGGAATATCTAACAAAATTGAAGGGGGATTATCCCTCAATATAACTTATGAAACAACTGACACTAATCAATGTAGGTTGCGTGCTAGTATTAAATAAATGTATGAAAATATAAAGACTGAAAATGTCATGATGTTTGCAATTAAACACTATGACAATCCACAGTGCGAAGGCGAAAAAGAATTTCACGATGATATGAAGCGGTTTAAGTATATTAAACGTCTTTTAAGAAAACATAAAGATTCTGGTGTTCTTAAAGAAAGACTTTTACTTAATCATATCATTGTTTTGAATAATTTATTTGGGCCCGAGGCTTGCGTGACACTGATACTCTTTAAGATACAAAGAGAGTATTGGGAAACACTCAAGTCTTTTTTGTTATATCTAAATATTATAAGAGAAGATGAATTACCAAAAGTAATTCCGAACCAAGAGGTTCTAGAAGTTTTAAGGAAGCTGTAATGGGAAGAGCGGTAGATTTATTTGTAACTTACAGATTTATAAAGTTGTTAACAACACCTTTTGATAAGACTGAAGCGTTCAAGCTTGGTATTATTGATGAAAAAGGTAATCGTGTTATGCCTGATCCTGTAGGTGGTGTTCGTCAAACTAAACCTGCTACACTTGGAACTACAGCAGAAAAGAATGCTTATACCATTCTACACAAACTCATATTCAATATCAAAAAGATTTTCTCTAAAGTGCCAGGCCTTAGAACTAAGGTAGGCACTTATGCCGCAGCTCTATTTCTACTCAAAGATACTTTTAAGGAATCGGTAGACGATCCAGATATGTTTGAAAAAGAATTTATGAAGTATCTAAAAGAAGAGGGTCACGAATTAGATAACACTATGAGTGAGGAAGTTATTGGTTTTGGTGAGGTGCTACCAAAAGGTGAATATACCCTAGTCAACGATATCCTAAATAAAGAAGAAGAAGAATTAACTGCAAAGATTGGCGATAAGGTTGAGACATTTGAAGATGAACCACCTGTAGATACAATTTTAGGCGTAGAGATATTTCCAGTTATTCATATGAAAACTAAAGAAAAAATATACGTAAGTTTGGAGGACATAAAATGAAAAAATGGAATGAGATTTCACCATTTACTGGTTCATCAATAGGTGAAGATGCACCTACGAACTCTGCTGGTACTGGAAGTGTTGCTGGTCTTGGCGTCGGCCCTATGGGAGAACCTGGCGTAAAGAAAAGAAAGAAACAATCTCTCATTGATGCTCGTTCTAAAGCATATCGTCAACATCGTGAAAGATTAAAAGCATCTCGTTTAAAGAGATTAGAATCTAGAAATAAACGTGATAAGTTTACAGAATCTATTGTATCTGAGATGACTTATGGTGCTGGTACTATGGCTGCAGCTCGTCCAACAGCAGATATGTCTAATATTAATGCTGCAAAATCTTCATCTGGTTATGAACTATACCACAAGGATTTTTCATCTGCAATGCAACACGCATATAAATTTGCAAAAAGTAAAGGGTATACAGTAGATTCAGAAGACATTGATAGTAAAGTTGCAATGGGCCCAAAGAAACCTTCTTCTGGTAAAACTAATAGTTATATTTTAGATACAAATAAGAAACAATATGCTCATATTCAAGTTGCCAATCTGGACAACAAGAGATATGAACTTAACGTGTATTTTTCTTAGAAGTATCTTATGAAAAAAATAACTGAACTTGTCACCAGAACAGAAAAACCAGAACAGAGAGCCAAAAAGAAAGCAATAACTTTTGGTTCATTTAAACGTGCAGAAGATAGACAGGTAGCAAAAAGAAAACAAAAAGAACACGAAGCAGAACTTGCAGGAATTGCTGAAGATGCAAGAATACAGAGAGCAGTAGAAGATGAACACCAAAGAGTTATAAAAGAACAAAACACAGAAAAAAGAAATAAGTTTGTTACTGAATCTCTTTCAAATGCATTTAAACCAAAAGTAAAAGATATGGAGTCTGTTCGTGAACAAGCAGTTGATACATATCTTCCTAGAGAGTTTCTTCCAGTAGCAAAAGATTACCCAGAACCTTTCAAAGATGAACCAGCATTAAATAAAGAACTTGCCGATTTTAAAAAGAAGATAAATGAACATCTTCATACAGTAGGGTTTTCAAATGGCGGTGGTGGTGGTATTGCTAAAATTACTGATGCTGAAGATGTTAGTATTGATGGACGAGCAGACGGATTTATTCTTAAATTTGATGCGGCATCAGGACAATATATATCGGAACAACCCTCAGCAACAAACCTCAGACTATTAATAGATGGTACAGATGGCTCTTCTACAAATGGTGGAGATTTTATCGAACTTTCTGGTACTGATTCTTCTAGTACAGACGCTGGTGATGAAGTAGTTTTAGAAGATGGTGTTAACGGCCCAAGAGATTTCGACTACTCAGTATTACAAGAGCTTTCCTCATCAATTATACCAAACAGAAATGGTGTTTTAGATTTAGGTTCTCCAACAAAACGATTTGGTAGCCTCTTCTTGTTAGCAGATACCATCGATTTAGATGGTGCAACAATTAAATCAGATGGTTCTGGAGAAATAACAATATCAGCTACAGGTGCTGTTTTTCCTGTTGGTTCTAAAGATACTACTGGTAAAGAACTCGTTGTTGCTAATGCTGAAACAGATTCAAGTGGTGTTTTGGGTGGACAGTCATCAAAAAATGTTTCTTTATTTACACAAGCAAGCGGTTTAACTACAGCTGCAGCAACATTAACATTCGCAAAGACATTAACAAATCGTTCTGTTTATACAAATAGTGGCCATACTTTCTTACTAAGTAATGGTAGTGCTAGAGCTGATAAATCAGTAGAATTGTTTGAATTTTAGATAGGAAAGAAAAATGGCAGTAAAAGTTCCAATTAGGACAGTTTTCGATGGAAGTACCGCAACAGGTCTTGCCGAATATCAATCAGGCGAATTTATTGGTTTAACTCATGGTGGTATTGGTGCATCATTATCAATTGGTAGTGCTGGTCAAGTATTAAAAGTTAACTCTGCTGGAAATGCATTAGAGTTTGGTACAGGTGCTGTTGCTGCTGCTCAAACAACTATTACTTCTATATTAGCAACTGATTTAATAATTGGTGAAGATACTCAAACTGCTATTGATTTTGGTACAGCTAATGAAATAGATTTTAAAGTAGATAATGCTGCTAGATTAACACTAACATCTTCTGTATTATTTCCTGTAACTGATAATCAGATAGATTTGGGTACATCATCTTTAGAATTTAAAGATGCTTTTTTTGATGGTACAGTCACCTCTGATGCATTTGCAGGGCCTCTTACTGGTAATGTTACAGGTAATGCTGATACAGCCACACTAGCAACAACAGTTGTCATTACGGACAATGAATCAACAAATGAAAATAACGCTATTATATTTACTGCTGGTGGAGACTTAGATGGTGGTAACTTAGGTTTAGAATCAGATGGAGATTTAAAATACAACCCAAGCACTGGTACTCTTTCTGCTACTAATATTTCTGTAAGTGGTACATTTAGTACTGTAAATTCTGTTACTATGGATGCTAATAATGCGGTTATATTTGAGGGTTCTACAGCAGATGCTCATGAAACGACATTAACATCTATAGATGCTACTGGTGATAGAACAATATCTCTACCTAATGTATCAGGAACACTTCCTGTTTTAGCTGCTGCTTCAGCAACTGCAATTACTTCAACTCCAGAAGAATTAAATAAATTAGACGGTGCAACAGTTGTTGTTGGAGAAATTAATGCTTTAGATTTAGGTAGTACGGCAGTAGGAACTGCAATTGCTAGTAAAGCAGTTATCCTTGATTCAAATCTAGATTATACGGGCATAAGAAACTTAACTATTACTGGTGAGATAGACGCCGCAACAGGTGACTATTCTGGAGCAGTTGATGTTGCTGGTGCTCTTACAACAGTTGCAATAACAACAACTGGTGTTGTTGATATAACAGACGCTACTGATTCTAGTAATGATACAGGTGATACAGGTGCATTAAGAACTGAAGGTGGCGCCAGTATTGCTAAAAAATTATTTGTTGGTAGTGCTGTAGATTTTTCAACTACACTTCAAGTTGATGGTGTTGCAACTTTTACTGGTAGAGACATTCACAGTGGTGGTATTACAGTTGCTAATGCTGGACAAATTGGTTCAGTTGGGGATGCTGACGCTATTGCTATTGCTTCTAATGGTGTAGTTACCTTTTCACAAATTCCAGTTATGCCTGCAAACTCTATCGATAGTGATGAATATATAGACGGTTCTATTGACGCAGAACACTTTAGTTTAGCTGGTCTTCAAGCACCACACCAATTAGATGGTACACCACCATCAGATCACACAGCAACAGGGCCGCAGACTAGTACGTTTAATGCTGGATATGCAGTCGCTGCTTTTGATTTAGTGTTTTTGGGTAGTTCTTCTACATGGTTAGAAGCTGATGCAGATGCAACTGGAACAAGCATAAATATGTTGGGTATTGCTTTAGCAGCAGCAGACAGTGGATCATCAGTAAATGTAGCATTGCCGGGATCGTTTGTACGAGATGATACATTTAACTTTACGCCAGGAGCAGCACTTTATGTTAGTGGCACTCTTGGGGCCATGACACATACAAAGCCTACGGGTTCTGGAGATATTGTTAGAGCAGTTGGTTACGCCGCTACTGCTGATGTTGTATTTTTCCAACCAAGCTCAGATTTCTTAGTTTTAGCATAAGGATTTAATTATTTAAAATGATAAAAGTTTATATACTAATAGCAGTTCTTGGTCTTGTAGGTGGTGTTGTCTATGGTGGTTTCTATTACTACAAAGACACACAAGCACGTATTGCCACTCTCACAGAGAATAGTGCAAAACTAGAATTGGCTACAAAAACACAAAGTAATACTATTGACACTCTTATTGCAGATGCAAAGAAGTTTCAACAACTAAATAGTGAACTGAATGTTAAGTTGGTACAGGCAACTAAATATAAGAATAATCTGTTAACTAAACTACGTAAAATTAATTTGAAAAAATTAAGTGCAGAAGAACCTGCCGTCTGGGAAAAGAAGATAAACAATGCAAGTAAAAGATTATTGGAAAGTTTCGAGTCTACTACTAGTATCCCTGATATTAAGTAGTTGTTCGACTTGGAATCCACTAAAACAAATTGAAGTTAAAACTGTAGAGGTAGAAAGACAAATACCACCACAGAACAGGCCTCCTAAAATTAGAATGAACACTAATATGAGGTGGTGGGTTGTTACGGAAGAAAACTTTAAAGAGTTTAAAGCAGCTTTCCAAAAAGAAAATGGTGATCCTCTAGTTGCATATGTTATAAGTGTAAGAGATTATGAAACTCTTGCTTTGAATATGGCAGAGATTAAAAGATATATCGAACAGCAAAAATCAATTATTGTATATTATGAAGATGCCATAAAACCAAAAGTGAAAGAAGGAGTAAAGAAATGAATTATGCAGATTTAAGGTGGTCAATTATCCAAGAGTGGAATAGTGACGCAAAATTTACAACTCAATTTTTAATTGAGAAAGCTAAAGAAATTAATGTTGAAATTAAAAACATACGTGCTGATAGAAAGTCTATTATTGCAAAAGTTGTAGATGGAGTTATTACATCTGGTGTAGAAAGTGGAGAATATAAAGTAAGTGATATGGGTGAAGACACTGATAGTGATATTAAATTTAAAAGGTATATGGGAGACTTAGATTTTTCTGCTCCAACTTTACAAGTTGAGGATAATAAAGACGAACATGAGCACGAAGATGGCACAGTACATTCTCACCCACACGAAGGTAAACATTCTCACGATGAGGATAAAGAAGAAGAAGAACTTCCAAACTTTAAAAAAATGTCTAAGAAAAAACTTGATGATTGGGCCCTTGAGCGTGGTATAGAACTTGATCGTAGAAAAACTAAATCTCGTATGATTGAAGAACTTAAACTTGAACTTGAAGCTAAGTAAGTTTAAACGAAATAAAAATTGTAAGGAAATTTAAATTGGGAACTTTTAATAACAAAATACAAGCAGAATATAATCCACCTAAACAATGGATTTTATCTAGAGCATTATCATATCAAAATGATAAAATTAATATTAGTGCTCTTATGGATGTTGGGGTTAAGGCACCTGACAACAAAATTACTTGTTATGCTGGATTTAAAACTGATCTTGCATCTACACCTAAATTTCTTTGGACTATGATTGCACCTTGGGACATTGCACGAGCTGCAATTATTCATGATCTTCTATATTTAAGAATTCGTCAATACCGTAGGAAATCAAGTAAAAGTCTTGGTGGTGAAAATCCAGAAACAGTTAGTAAGGCAAAGAAAGCAGCAGATGACGTATTCTTGATGGCCATGAAAGATTCTAATCCTAGTATACCATCTTGGAAAATTTTTCTTGCACATAGTGCAGTTGTATCATTTGGTAGATGGTCTATAGTTCCTAGAGATAGTGATTTAGATGTTTAAATGTAAAAATTGTGGTAATGATTCTCATTGTGGTAAACCTTTGAAAGAATATGTAGACAAAAATGATGCTAATAAAAAATCATCTTTTAGGTGGCAAACAGAAGTTTGCAACTCTTGCAATTGCAAAAAATGCAGAATGAGTGATTGGGGTTAATCGTGAGAAATCCTTTATCCAATAAAAATAGTTGGGGATCGGATTCTATAGTTATATATGCAAGAGGACTCACTTATTATAAATTTAAAGCAATGAAAGAGTCTGTTGAAAGGTGTCATAAATTATGGGGAAAAAAATTAAAGATGAATGATATGCTTTATATGTTAAAGATTATTAACTACGGTGAACTCCAAAAATTTTATAAGGGAGTTTGATATGTGGATTTTTATCATATCTAATATCACAGGGAGTATACTTGGTAGTGCAGCTGGTAGTTGGTTTGCACAAACTAAAGCTGGAATGTGGTTCTATACGAAAGTTGATGATGTTTCGACATGGGCTTCTAAAAAGTTGGGATTGAAGGTTCTTGCAGATGAAGAGAATTGGAAGAAAAAATATCCCCATGTTAATCGTAAGATTAACGAACTTGAAGCCAAAGTTAACAAGTTAGAAAAAGGAGATTAGTATGATTAGTAAATGGATTTCAGAAAGGATATCTGAAGCGTCTACACACCAAGGAGTTATTGTTGCAGCAGCTGCTGTAGCAGTATTATTCTTTGCAATACCTTTAACCAAAGTTATTCTTTGGGGTGCTCTTGCTTGGGGTATCTGGTCTGTTACGAGAAGTGGAGAATAAATAATGGATAAGTTGGAGACAGAAGTTATTCTTATCAAAAAAGAATTGCATGAACAAACAAAAATTTACGTCCGTTTGGATGTTGCAATAGAGAAGTTAACTGATGTCTCCAACTCAATTCATCGTATGCTTGCCGTTCACGAAGAAAAGATTTCTAGACAAGAAGAAGCAATAATTGCAACAGAAGACCATATAGAAAAACGTAGGGATGATCTAGAGAAAAAGATAGATGATTTACACTCTCGTATTACTACAAATACTAAAGAAATAATGGCTGCAGCAGTTTCCCAACATAATGAACAAAATAAAGAAATACAAAAAATACGAGATGAGCTAAGTAACAGAGTAGGTGTTCTAGAACGCTGGAGATGGATCATCATAGGTGGTTCAATTATTGCAGGATTTGTAATTCAAAAATATATGGTAATAGGGGGTTGACAAAACCTCTTGAATGAAGTAGTATGTGTTAATGAGTTCATACATTGACATAAAATATCTTAACATTATTTCCCCACAACTCCAAAAATTTAAAAAGAAGAGTAATAACCTTTGGAATTTTAGGTGTCCTTATTGTGGAGATTCTCAAAAGAATAAAACAAAAGCTAGAGGATTTGTATATCAAAAGAAGAATGATCTATTCTTCAAGTGTCATAATTGTGATGTCGGAACCACAGTTGGTAAGTTGATAGAGTATATAGACTCAAAAACTCACAAAGACTATATAATGGAACGATATAAAACAGGTTGTGATACTCTCACACCAAAACCAGAGTTTAAATTTAATGCACCAGTGTTTCGTAAAAAAGATATATTCAAAGACCTTATATCTATCTCGAAACTTGGATCAGAGCATCCTGCCAGAAAGATTATTGAGAAGAGAAAGCTACCAAAAGAATCACTCAAAGATATATACCTATGTGATTCATTCTTTAAATTTACCAACACTTTAATACCGAATAAATTTTACAA